GGCGCAGCGTCGCCGTGTTCGACAGCGCGATCCGCTCCGCGAGGGGAGCGCCCCCGGTGATCTGCGTGAACGCGAACCCGGCGACATCCGCGAAGGTGACGTTGTCGGCGCTGTCCTGGATCTTCACCGTGACGTCCGTGCCCGTGAAGGAGAACACCTGCAAGTACGCCTGCCCACCGAAGCTCGCGCTCGCCGCGGTGTCGATCCCCGTACCCAGCGTCGCCGCAGTGTCCGTCCGGACCCCGGCCGTGAGCTGCCGGCCCCACTCGATCCCGTAGCCGTTGGACTGCGCCGACACCCCGAAGGTGATCATCCCGTCGTCGCCGCGGGTCGGGTCGTAGTTGACCTGCTTCCCGATCAGGGACGCGGCCGGATCCCCGAGGGTGGTGCCGCGGCCGTAGGTCATCACGACGTCGGTGCGGGGCAGCGCACTGAGCTTCTCGTGGAGGCCGCCGGTGACCGCGACGGTGTTGAAGTACGTGGTCATTTCGAACTGGCCCGAGCGGAGCCCGCCCTGCCGCTCATAGGCGGACTTGTCGATCCCGGTGAAGTTGAGCAGGGCGGGGCCGCCGCCGATGTTGCCGAGCTGCTGGATGTCGCCGCTCGCGTTGAAGCCCTGGATGTAGAGGGCATCCCCGAGCCCGCTTGCTTTTGCCACTAGGGGGCCTCCGTCCAAACGTCGTTGATGATCAGAGGGATGGTGAGCGTGGCCACCCGGTAAGTCGTCGAGTCCAGCCGCGTGTAGCCGAACCGGGCCCGCAGCGCGCCGCCGTGCATGCCGAGCAGGTCGACGTTCGCGACGGTGTCTCCGAGGGTGAAGTCGCCGCTGTACGCGTTCATCAGCCCGGCCGCTGCACCCAGCACAGCCACGTCGACATCGCCCTGCGGTTCCGTGTCTGCGGGCATGAACACTCGGCCGTTCAACTCCAGCCGCACCGACACGCTGTCCAGGCCGGAGCGGGCCGGGACCGGGGCAGCGTCGGTGACCCACACCGCGTAGATCAGGCCCGATCCAGGGGCGGACACGGGCTCGTGGTCCAGTACCTGCTCGAACAGGCCGAGGGACTGAGCGTGCGACATGGCCGCGCTGCGGTAGGCAAGGAGATCCAAGGGCACGTCGATCACATCCGTCCCGTGTAGCGGCGCAGCAGCCGTTCACCGATGCCGCGCTTGCGGGAGTTCAGCTCGTGCCGGGTCTTGATCCAGTGGTCGTAACCCTTGAACCGGGTGACCGGGAAGTTCCTGCTGCCGATGCCAGCGAGCCACGGCCCGTAGATGACGCGGGAGTCGGTGATGACGTTGCCGTCGACGACGACGCAGCGGGACTCGTAGTAGCCGGTCGGGTTGCGGAACACGGCCCGCATTTCCCGCTTGAGGATGTTCAGGCCCTCCTCGGCGAGCTGGTGTTCCAGCCGGTTCACGTACTCGTTCGCGGCACGCCGGGCCCGCCCGTCGAAGAGGGGGCCGCGGCTGGAGGTGGATACGTCGAGGCGCATGGTCACACGCTCCGCATCCGGGCTTTGCGCCCGTGGCTCGTGTACACCCGGGCCCGCAGATCAGCGAGCCCCTTGCCCGAGGCTTCACGCTCCGACTCACCGGAGCCGGCGGTGCGCGCGTACCCGGAGCGGCCTTGCAGCAGGCTGGTGAGGGCCTCGGCGAGGCAGAGCTGCCGGATGCTGCCGGGCGCATCCCAACGGGCCACCGTCGTGCCACTGGTGTGGACGGCTGCGGTGGTGCCGAGGGCGCCGCGTTCCACCGTCAGCGTCCGTGGCGCGTACACCGTCGCACCCAGGGTGTGCGGGGCGATCGGGGATCCGTCCCACGCGCGGCGGACGAGGAGGTTGTTGCCCGCGATCTCGTCGACGAGCATCCGCTCCCCGTCGATGAGGATGACCTCACCCGCGGCGAACGCGGAGCCCGAGCCCACGGCCACGACGACGCTGTTGTTCTGGTTCGTGAGGTCGGCGCCGAGGGTCTGCCCGGTGTCGAGCATCGACCGGCCAGTGACGATGACCCGCTCGTCGTCGATGCGCAGCAGCGACCCGACACCGGCCGCAGCGGAGGTTGCCGCGTCGACGTCGACCCCGGTCTCTACCGCGTCCAGTGTCTCGGCGAGCAGGCCGGCCACCGTCTCGTCGTTGCGGTAGCCGAACAGGCCGGTGATGACGATGTCCTGCTGGTAGGTGTCGCCGCCGCCGAACGAGGCGTTGCTGCCGAGGTTGATCTCGATCCGCGTGTATGGGGGTTCGGCCTTGTCGTCGGCTCGGCGCAGCAGGTAGTCGCCGGAGTCGATGGTCGTGCCGCCGGAGGTGAGGGTGGTGACGGAGATCAGTTCGTTCGCGTCGAGGCGGAGGATCCACGGCGTCGCCCCGGAGCGGGGCGGCCAGTCAGCCTTGCGGGTGTCCAGCACGGGGTAGAACGTCCGGTGCGTCAGACCCTCAACAGCCTCGGTCGCGTCGGCCAGCGCGCGGTCGATGCGGGCGTTGGACCTGGCGGTCTCCTTCACGTCCAGCTCCGCCTTGATCTCTTCACGCGTTGCGTACCAGGGGGTCATCTCTCGTCACCTCCTCTCAGGTCCGGGCCGTGCTGATGTGTCCGATGAGGCGGCCGCCCGGACCCCAGACCGAGCCGTCGAACGCGCAATACAGTTCGCCCTGGGGTCCGGACCGGAGCGGTTCTCCGCAGTCCAGGCAGGCCACCGGGTCCCGCTGCTGCTCCTCGCGGTACTGCTGTGCGCCCTCGTGGAGGATGCTGAGCAGCCCGTACCAGCCGCCCGACTCGGGAGCGCCGGGCACGTGGCCGCGCGCCGTCCCGGTGAGCCCACCGAACACGCCGGACGCTGTCCCGGTGACGTGCGAGGGGGACCCCGCCGTACCGACGAGCCCGCCGAACTGCGTGGTCGCGGAGCCGATGACGGTGCGCAGACCGGTAGCACTGCCGGCCAGCGCGCCACCGCTGGAGACGGCGGTGCCGATGACCTTGCGGGTGCCGCTCGCTGCCCCGGTCAGCCCGCCAAGAGTCCCGGCCGCAGTCCCGGACACCTTCCGCACGCCGGACGCCGTACCCGTGAGAGCACCGAACGCGCCGACGGCGGTGCCGGTGACGCTTCCGGAGAGTGGCGGGTCGGCCTCCGTGGACACGGCGGTCGTGCCCGCGGTGAGGTTGCGTCCGTTGCCGGAGTGGTCGGTCAGGTCCGTCGAGTCGGTCAGCGGCCAGGACGCCCACAGACTGGCTGTGATGACGGGGGTGGCGCTCGCCCACTCGGCTTCGATCTGCACCTGGCTGAGCTCGGTGGTCCAGACTCGGACGTAGGCGAGCCTCCCGTTGAACGGCTCGCTGCTGTCGGACGACGACCGGCCGCCGAGGGTGATGCCGTCCGGGGTGCCGACGCCGACCGTGCCGGAGTCGACCTCGGTGGTCCCGCCGATGGTGTTGACGTAGCTCTTGCCCGTGGTGCCGGAGCAGGTGAGCGCCACCTTGCGCCACGCGCCGACGGCCATGTTCGTGCTGTTGCTGACGCTGCCGCCGCCGGTGAAGTAGTTCGGCCCGGACAAGCCGTCGGACCCCGTCGCCCAAGTCGCCACGGTGCTCCCGCCGGAGGAGCTGTGCAGCCGGGCGATCGTCGAGTTCGCATCCGTGTCGACGCTGACCCAGGCCCAGGCGGTGATGGTGAACCCGGAGCCGACAGCGAACATGCTGCCTGCGAACGAGATCCGGTCGCTGGCTGCGTCGAACCGTGTGGACATCGGGTTCACCTCCTCTCAGGGCTGGGCTGGTTGGTCAGGACGCGACAGGGATGGTCTGGACGAGGCTCCCGGCCGGGATCGTGAACGTGTCGCCGGACGTGACGGCGTTCGCGGTGATGACCCCGGACCCGCCGAAGGTGCCGCCGCTGGACGCCGACCACTCCGAGTAGTGCGTGAAGTCCTCCGACCCCGCCACGCCGGTCCAGACCAGGTCCGCAGTCGTGGTCATCGAGGCACCCGACGCGGAGCCCCACGTCGCCTGCTTGCGGGTCGTCTCGGTCGCAGCGTTCGCCGTACCGGCCGCGCCGGGCGCACCCACGTGGAGTTTGATCCACGGGTAGGTGGTGCCCTGGGTGTCCAGGACGGCGTTCGCCGCTGCCGTGGAGAAGCCTTCGGCCATGGCTACTTGCTCCGCGTCCTGCGCTGCCGGGGCGCCTTCTCAGGCTCCTCGGCCGCCGCCTCGCTGCTCCCGTCCGCCGACTCCTCGCTGACGTCAGCGGCAACCTTGACGGCCTCTGCGGACAGCACGTATTCGCCGTCCGCTAGCCCGGCCAGCGCGTCGCTCGCCCCGCCGTGCACGGTGATCTTCGCCATCTCATCCTCCTCCGGAGGCTGCGTCTTCTCGTTGACCCGCAGGTCCGACCCGCAGTGCGGACACGCTGGTGCGCCCACCGCGTACCTGGTCGTGCACTCCCCGCACTCCCACAGCGCCATCAGGACAGCGCCGCCTGAAGGTTGGCGGGCGCCCGGCCAGCGGCCAGGTCGTGGAGCAGGTAGAGGACCCCGCCGAGCTGCGCGTTCGTGCCGACGTCCGCGACGTCGAGGGACACGTAGCTGTAGCCGTCGGACAGGCTCGTGCCGAGGACCGGGATGACGAGGATCTGCTGCGACTCGGCCGACGTTCCGGCGCCGCCGGGGTCGCTGATCGTCGCGGCTGCCGTCTGCGACACCCGGGTCCACGTCTCCGTGCCCGCAAGGGTGGTCGCGTTCTTCAGGTAGTAGTGGTCGATGACCGCGAGGTTCGACGAGGTACCCGAGCTGGACGCGGTGTGCTGCTTCAGCGTCACCACCGGGTCATCCCCAGCGGTACCCGCCGCCTTGAACACCACGATGCTGAGGGCGGCCGCACGCTTCAGGCTGACGCGCTTGCCGGTGACGGCGGCGGACGAGAGGTCGACCGGGGCCGCGCCGACGCTGATGTCGAACAGCCTGCCGAGTCCTTCGGATGCCATGAGGGTTCTCCTGTCTGGGGATTGCCGGTTCGGG